GGAACTTCTATTTCTATCTCGTTCATGAGTGCTTGTTCGTTATCATCTAGTTTCATAACGTTGGTATCGCCACGATTAAGAATAATCTCTCCGTCCATTACTCTTTATATTGAAACTATTATAATTTCTTTAACGCACTTTATAAAAAAATCTCAGTTCATAACAAATAATGAAACTCAACAACACAAATAAAAATGCTCTCAGGGCGATAGTCGTCATATTCGTACTCTTGTGGGTTCTTCAGCTACTGAAACCAAAGAAAAGTTATTACAGCCCAGTCGAAATTGAGACTGTAAACGAAGGTTCTATCTTCGATCTCGAATCCAAGGAAGAGTGCCTCGGTAAGTCGTACTACTCGGATAGCCGAGGTGGTGTTTGCGGGGGACAGGAAATGGTCAACGGACAATTGAATTATAAGATGAAGTAAAATCTCCAGTATATATAAATGGCTTTAGTGACTAGTCAATCAACATTACCTGATTTCGAATGCGAACACCATACAGTTGTACTCGATAACCTGGATACTGTCAGTGATACCGACTTTACTCTATATTTACCAACCCCACTCGAGAACGTTGTCCAGGCACAGTTATTAGCTGCAAGTATTAACACTACCGGTGATACTCAAAGGTGTATACACGTAGGCATAGAAGAACTCAAAACGTACTTCAGTCAACGTGGTAAAAACAATCTCGATGACGCAGATAATCACTTAAACGGTATATTCGGTACGATCGTGTGTGAACACAAATTACACGCGGCTTCGGGTGGTCAAAAAGCCGTATTTTTTAGAAACGAGTATCCAATCGTTCAACAATACTATAATCCCATTCGAAAGATCGATAGATTGACGTTCAATTTAGATAAACAAGATGGTACAGCGGCAGATTGTGGCGATGCAGTTTTTGTTTTTAGATTTGTATGCAAAAAAAGAAATTTGTCCTATGAATAATTTCAGGACGTTTTTTAACCTTTTCTTATTATAAATGTCTTCTGGTGTAGTTCAACTCATTGCCGTAGGTGCTCAAGACGAACACATTATGGGAAAACCGGAAATATCGTTTTTTAATTCAACATTTAAAAGGCATTCTAACTTTTCACAATCCATAGAAAAACAAACGATACAAGGAGCTGTGAAAAGTAACGCTATGTCATCGGTCAAGTTTACAAGGTCCGGTGATCTTTTAGGATACACGTATTTCACGATACACAATAACACAAAAGCACTCGATATCCAAAGGTGGGATACCCTCATAGACAAAGTCGAACTGCTCATAGGTGGTCAAGTCATAGATACACAGGACGCCGTTTTTACGGAAAAGATCGCCATAGATACGTTTGCAAACAACATATCGAAAAGCGCCTTAGGTACACACCCAGGTGTAAGCGCCCGTTCCTACTTCTACCCTTTACGTTTCTTCTTTTGTGAAGGTCCACAGTGTGCTTTACCAATAATAGCAATGCATTATCACGAAGTTGAAATTAGAATTTACTGGGGACCAGACGCAGGTAATTATGAATTTGATTGTTATTCCAACTACTATTACTTAGATAACGAAGAACGTGGTAATTTTGCCTCTAGAAATCACGAGTTAATCATTACCCAGGTACAAAAAAGTATTCCTTCGAGAGAACTTACACAAGAACTCACGTTTAACCACCCAGTAAAGTATCTCGCGTGTTCGGATACGACAACGGGTGGTGCACTCACATCCGATACAAACAAGATAAAAATAGAAATAAACGGACTCGATATATGCAATTTTAAGTTTGGCAAACCTCATTTCATGGAAATACCCAATTATTATCACACGACGTTTGTTACGTCACCCGATTTCTTTTTACACTGTTTCTGCTTATCAACAAGTTCACTTCAACCAACGGGAACACTTAATTTCAGTAGATTAGATTCAGCAAAAATTATAAGTGAGACCATGACCATTAACGACCCCATATACGCGGTTAACTATAACATACTCCGTATCGAAAATGGCATGGCCGGCCTCACTTACGCAAATTAAAATACACACTTATATTAAATGGTTAAAAACATACCTACCATCGAGCGGTCTACCAAAATCCGGTTTGGTAAACACGCTACGGACGACCAGGCTGAAAATACCATCGTTTTCAATGCCTCTAATGTAGCCATAGATGCTTCAACTGCAGGGGGTGTTTACATAACACCTATGCGAACAGTCGATCCATCTGTACCAGAAATAACAGTTTTGAGTTATAACACAGTCACGAAAGAAATAGTCAACTCTAACACGGCGAGTGCTGATTTATTTAACGCAAATTTACAGTTCGTGTCTCAAAGAGGTAACGTTACGTCGAATACTTTAGAATTTATAAATCCAACGACCGCGTTTGTAACAACTGGTAATGTCGGTATACAGAATACTAACCCTACACATGCACTCGATATAGGTTCAGACTTTCACGTAACTCAAGGAGGTGAAGTACGCATAGGTCCTTCCGTTTTAATAGACTCTAGTGTAACTAATCAAATTCAAGTTGCGGGTAGAATAGATACGGATTCGATTACGTTAGACCATATTGGTCTATCTAACAATAATCCAACCATAACAGGTTTAAGTTTAGGTTCGAGTACGTTTTTACAACACCCAACCGGTTCAATAAACGCGTTTAGTACGACCGGTAATGTTAGTGCTGCATTTTACCACGGGGATAGTTACTTTTTATCAAATCTGACTCTAGATAATATTATTACACAAGGTAATGCTGCTGCGACTAAAACTGTAGAATTCAATACACCTGTTACGGCATTTATAACCAGTAGTAACGTTGGTATACTAAACACTTCACCCATACACACGTTAGATGTTGGTTCAAATTTGTTCATAGACGATAAAGGTTCAAATATATTAGTTGTGACCGGTAATACGTATACATCTAGGAAGGCCTTAGTCGGTTCAAATGTAACTATCGATACGTTAGGTTCCAATGTCGTTGAAGTTACGGGGAACACATTTACTTCGAGAAAGGCTTTAGTTGGGTCGAATCTTGTCATGGATACCTTAGGTTCCAATGTCGTTGAAGTTACGGGGAACACATTTACTTCGAGAAAGGCTTTAGTTGGGTCGAATCTTGTCATGGATACGTTAGGTTCCAACGTCGTTGAAGTTACGGGGAACACTTTTACTTCGAGAAAAGCTCTAATTGGTTCGAATCTTGTCATGGATACGTTAGGTTCCAACGTCGTTGAAGTTACGGGGAACACGTATACGTCTAGAAAGGTACTTGTTGGTTCTAATGTTACTATAGATACATTAGGATCCAATGTCGTCGAAGTTACGGGAAACACGTTTACTTCTAGAAAAGCTTTAGTTGGGTCGAATGTTACTATAGATACACTAGGGTCTAATGTCGTCGAAGTTACGGGAAACACGTTTACTTCTAGAAAAGCTTTAGTTGGTTCCAATCTTGTTATGGATACGCTAGGTTCAAACGTTGTCGAAGTTACTGGTAACGTAAACGTTTCTAACTATACGAAAACAGATTATATTACGGTACAAAAAGATGCTCATATAAAAGGCAACCTTCTTGTAGAAGGCACGACAACAACAATAGATACGACAAATACAACGTTCGAAGACGCCATTATAAGTCTTGCAAACAATAACCAAATATCGACTACGGATATTGGTATTATCATGAAACAACCAAACGACGACGCTAGTCCAACCATAACATTCCGTGGTGACGAAAAAGAAATGATGGTTGGGTATACACTAAACAATTCATTAGATACTGAAGTCACACCCGATTTGGCGAATGTCATAGATTTACACGTCTACGGTAACGTAATCGTTCAAAATAACTTAACACTCACATCCGGTAATATAACCACGGTTACGGTAAACAGTAACGTATTTGGAGATAACGTCGTTGCGACGAACACAATGTACGGTAAAATATCGGGTTCAAATCTTATTTCAGCGTCGAATATCACGGTCGGTAATCTGTTCACGAACAGTAACATTTATGGTAACATAGCTGGGTCTAACTTGATTTCGGCATCGAATATCACGGTCGGTAATCTGTTCACAAACAGTAACATTTATGGTAACATAGCTGGGTCTAACTTGATTTCGGCATCGAATATCACGGTCGGTAATCTGTTCACGAACAGTAACATTTATGGTAACATAGCTGGGTCTAACTTGATTTCGGCATCGAATGTTACAACGGGTATATTACACGTTGAAAGTAACGTCATAACCGATAACGTTGAATCTACTACGGTAAAAATTTCGGGATTAACGTCAGGTTTTATACCAATCGTAGGTTCAGATAACATTTTAGAAGATTCCGTCATAGAATATAGTGGTGATACAACTACAATATCATCAAATGTCGAAATCACCGGTAACTTATCGGTTCTAGGTAACACGTTCACTATTGAATCAAACTCTTTAGTTATTAACGATCGCGTTTTGGGTATCGCAAATAACAACGTGTCTCATTCACTCGACGTTGGTATAATCATGGGACACCCCGAACATAACGTCGCGTTTATACACCACGGCGAACCCGATGGTCAAGATAATTACGGACACGAATTAGTGCTTGGATACACAGATAATGTCGTCACGGATAACCATGTATTATATACAGACGCAAATCTTATCACGTTCCGAGTTTTAGGTGATATCATCACACAAAACAACTTAACACTTACGTCTGGTGATTTAACGGCAATTACCGTAAACAGTAACGTCGTCGGGGATAATGTAAGTGTAATTACTTTGAACGGTAACGTCGTCGGGGATAATGTAAGTGTAACAACAGTGTACGGTAATGTCATTGGGGATGGTGTCATTACTACGAACATGTTTGGAACAATTGCGGGTGCAAACACTATAAATGCTTCTACAATAAGCGCATTAACCATAAACAGTAACATTGTTGCTGATAATGTAAGTGCAATTACTTTGAATAGTAATGTCGTTGGTGATAACGTAAGTGTGATTACATTGAATGGTAACGTTGTTGCCGATAATGTCGTTGCTACGAATGGTATTTATGGTGCAATTGCAGGTCAAAATACCGTTACAGCTTCCACTATTTATGTAGGTACAGGTTCACCAGCACTCGGTGATTGGGAATTACGCGTCGACGGGGACACGGAAATAATGGGTAATTTACGAGTAGCCGGAACAACAACAACCGTAGATACCCAAAATCTCGTTGTTAAAGACCCAATTATTCAACTTGGCGATGCATCTTCGTCAGTCGATTCCGGTTTGTTACTCGCACGTCCATCCAGTACAGACAATGTATACGTAGGATACGACCAAAATAGAACGGAATTTGCTATAGGTTTTACCGATAATCACGCAGGTGATTCCGATATAACTATAAAACAGGGCGAAGATTTTACTTTAAATGTTTACGGTAACGTAGAAGCAAATTATTTGTTCGGTAACGGTTCCCAACTTACAGGTATACAAACGGCAACACCAAACTTACACGATGTAGTAAATGTTGATAACGTAACATCCAACGTCGTCCAGTTTTCAAATGCAACAGCTGGTATAAAAATAGCTTCAAACATTGCATTCGATGATAAGATTACATTACAATCTTTAACACCGGGCTCCAAAAACGGTTTTTTTGTAGTAGATACAATCCAACTCGATCCAAGTTACGCGTCCCCAACGCGAAACGTTTTATCCTACGATACGACAACCGGTCAAATTTACGATTCAGGAGGTCAAGGTGGTTCATCGTTCGATAACATAACCGAACAAGATGCAAATGTATTCATAGGTTCAAACTTAATAATAAATACGTACGGTTCCAATGTACTCACGGTTGGAGGGAACATTTCCGCGAATAACATTACTCTAGGTGCATTAACCATAGCGGCATCACCGTTTGGATTAGACGATATTGTAAGTTCAGCATCAGGATCAAATGTAACTTCAAATGTACTTCAAATTGAAGGTATAGAATCGAACGTTATCACAGCAAACAACATAACCGTTTCAGGAAACACAACTTCACAAAACATAAAATTAACGAATACGGATATAACGGCTTCGGTAACTTCAGGTACAATAACGGTAGACGCAAAAGAAAAAACGTACGGAACGGCACCACTCGTCGTTTCTACAACCGACGTTTCCAATCTTGTATTCTCCAATCTCATAACAGGCGCACAAATCGTTATTCCTATACTCGCAGACGGGGGTGCCATAAACATTTCGTCTACCATGACGAACGTCAATTTTTACGCCATGACATCCGACGTTTCGGTCGCCCAAGATAAACACGCACTCATGACCCTATCGAACCTTTACGGAAACATTTACATGAATGCAATCGGATTTTCTTAATTTAAAAAAATAAAACCTTACTATAATATAAAAACATGTCTGGAGGTATTGCTCAACTCGTTGCTATAGGCGCACAAGACGCGCACCTTGTCGGTCAACCCGAAGTTTCCTTCTTTAGATCTAACTACAAACGTCACACGAATTTCGCCCAAACTGTCGAAAGACAAGTTATCCAGGGCAACCCAACTGCGAATGGTATGTCCACCGTTCGTTTCGAAAGAAAAGGCGACATGCTCGGATACGTCTACATTACTAACAGAAATCCAAATGGTGTATCATGGGCAGATCGCATTTCAAAGGTTGAATTGTTAATCGGTGGTCAAGTTATTGATGAACATACTGACGAATTTTCCAGAGAACTCTTTAAAAATGTAGGTAACCAAACTTTTACAAAACACCTTCATGATCACGTCAACGATAGATTTTACCCACTCCGATTTTCGTTTTGCGAAGACGTTCAGTCGGCTTTACCATTGGTTGCACTCCAATACCACGACGTTGAGTTAAGAATTACGTGGGGTGATACCGCTACCGCTGATGCGGAAGTTTATGCCCAATTCATTCACCTCGATACGGATGAACGTTCAGCTTTATCGTCTACACCACAAAACATGCTTATTACACAAACTCAAAAAGTCATTTCTTCGAATTCCAGAATACAAGAATTACCATTTAATCACCCAATAAAATATTTAGTCGCAAAATCTTCGACTGATATGAACGATTTACAAACTTCACCTAACTTCAATTTAACAAAACTCAAACTCCAAATAAACGGCGTAGATGTCACCGATTTCAAAAATGTAGTACCACATTTTACAAATGCCATGTCTTTTTACCATGTAGATTACACAAATATGGACACCGATGCTTTAAGAATTCCGTTCTGTCTCAATACGGCTAAGCTCCAACCAACCGGGTCCCTCAACTTTAGTAGACTCGATTCGGCGAGACTCGTTTCCGATAACAAAATATTCGATAAAACTTTATATGCCGTCAACTATAACATCCTCCGCATCGAAAATGGTATGGGTGGTTTGATGTATTCCAACTAAACAATTAAATTTAATTTAGCCACTTATTATAAATGTTTTGGCAACTCATTTTTTTAGCAGCTTTCGTTTTTATAATAACGTACGATCCAAAATCAGGTACTTTGAATCACCTCGTCGACTCTAAACAACAACAACCCGCTCAAAATGCGGAGTGTAAAGAGGGACATTACCAGGAGATTCAATTTGCTCAACAAGGATACGAGTGTCCTCAAGAAAAGCGTGTTCATATGGGTGCGATTATATGAACTTAAAAACATGATTGATACTTTTAGTATAATATGTTCACGTTCGATAGAGAAACCGGTATAATAGTCGCTGTGATAGTATGTGTAATTGCATCAGTTTACATGTATAAAGAACTCAAAACAGCTAAAAAGGACCTCGAAGAAGTTAAAGGGTTCAATGGAAAACTCACAAGTTTTTTATCCAGACCACAACCTCCACAACCTCCACAAACCGTCTCTTTTTGTAAAAAAGAAGACGTAAAAGAAACCCAAGTTGAAGAAGAAATTGAGGAAATTGAAGTTAGTGAAGAAGATTCCCTAAAATAATCATCTCGCTCAATTATAACTTGCTAATGAGCAATGAAAAAATACAAAGCTATAGCTATTCCTGTAACGTTTACGGGTGATAAACCAAAGTTTCTCACTGTCCGGGATCGACGGTTCAAAGATTGGATATTCGTCACCGGAGGGTGTAGGCGAAGAGAAATACC